CTGGGTATAATAAGCGCTTATTACCTCAATCCAGCCCTCTGAACCGGATACCATTTTGTCAAAAACAGCCCAACAACCTACCTTCCTTTTCCACGATTACGCGTACAGCAACATAAACCCATGATTTAAAAAATTATTAGCTCCATGCATCTTCTTTTGGTACGCATTACTGTACGCAAAGGGTTTTTCTTACCTCTATTTTGAACTCACCTCACTTTCAAAACGGCAGGCCAAACTGGTCATCGTCGAATACTTCCAGTTGCGGCCTGATGCTCTCCAGCGCGAGCAAGTAGTCGATCCCCTGCGCCAGTGACGTCGGCTGTTCAAACTCAAGCCAGAAGTAAAAGGAATACGTCCGGCCAAACCAGTAGCCGCCGCCGCACTCCTTTGGACGCTGGAAGAAGACCCATTCACCTTCCCTGAAGTGTTCAAGCTCCTCGCCCCGATACACAACCTTGAAGTTACTGTCCTTGCCACCCATAAAATAATCTCAATACTGTTTTTATAAACAGTAATATCGATCGGCAATATTGATCAAGGCAGAGAGGCTGACAGATTTGTAAAGGGGTTGAGGTGAAAGGGTTTTTAGTTGGCGCTTGCAATGGTGAGTGACTAATCTCAAATTACCCACTCCTTATTCTGCTCCGACAGGAGCGGTTGAGCCTTGCCCGGTCGCCGGGATTTTCTCAGTTATTTAGCACCAAACATTTTTATTTTCTTAGAAATATTCACTGCCAGTTTCATTGATGGGCGCTCTATATATATTAAGGAATAACTAGCCAAAAATGTTACTGCAATCATGACCAATGGAAATAAAGAGAAATAAACCCAAGCACTCATAACCTTCGTGTTAATAATGCCAGATCTAAAAATCAAGAATATAACAACACCATGAATCATGTAAATACCATAACTTACATCACCCATAACAAGAGAATATTTATTAGAAAGAACCTTTACTTTATTGCCTGATGCTAGTATCAAGGAAAAGAAAAAGAATAGGAACGTCATTTGAATATATGAGTATGGATCAGCATATAAATAAGCCACCAATAATGACAAAAGAGCAGGGAATAGCATAATGAAAGATGAAATAATTCTTTTTTTCTTTGAGACAACAAACCTGCAAATCCCACCCATGATGAATAAAAGGAAAAGATTCAGGTTGATCTCTCCAGCCTTATATAAATAGTGAGCAGCACAGGCGAAAACTATAGAAACAATTAACCATATTGTAGCTGTACGCTGCTTTAAAGACCAGATAGCAGGCAGGGCAGCATAGAAGAAAACCTCATACAAAAGTGTCCATTGGACACCAGAATTTATAATATAAGCACCGTCGTAACCAAATAGGGGTCCCCACCTAAATTCAAAGTACCTGATAAGATACTCAAAACTCGTTCCATCACCAATACTATAAGCGGTTATTGCGATTATTGATATGATTGTAATATATAATGGATATATTCTTAGTAATCGTGATAGGTAGAAACTTTTCCAGCAAACATACTTCCTCGACACAACTGAATAGAACAAATATCCACTAATCATAAAAAATATCGAAACTGCGACAGACCCCATATTTTTTAAAATGTGAATATCATAAGGCAACCAATTCCCTGTCTTTTCTATATTATATGTGGCGCTATAATGAAAAAGGGCGACCATTGATGCAAGTATACCTCTAAAGCCATCCACCTTAGCGTTTCTTGAAGAGGACTGATCAATAGATATTAATTTATTACACAATATTGAGGAAACTATAAAAGATACAAAGAAACATATCAGCACATATAGCTCAAGCATTTTTATGTCGCAGCATTAATTTATTTTTTTAACTTTAACATCCATGTCTCTGAAAATCCAGTTTGAAGTGTTTGAGTTAGTCAGTTGATTCTTGTGGAATGATCGCTTTGTCAGAGAAAGATTTGCCATCAAAAACCTGTCCGATCTGAGCTTCTTCAGATTGAACTGCCTTAAGCTCTCCGAAATTCATTTCGTTTCCTTTCGAATCCCACAGGATGACGTTCTCAACTTCAGAATTTTTATTAACAAGTGCATATCTTGCCATACAATCACCACTCAATAATTAATAAACCAGGCGCACCATCCCCACCTTTAGCTCCAGTATGAGCCCCGTTAACATTTGCTCCTCCTGCGCCTCCCCCGCCAGCTCCATACCCAGCTGCTGAAAGACCTGCTATCGGATTTATATTTCCTCTTACTTGTCCACCTGCGGCACCAAATGGGCTGTGACCTCCTGATCCACCATATGCACCACCACCTTCTGCAGCTTGGCTATCTCCCCCCCATGACCCATGTCCGCCGCCGCTTCCCGCTGAGCCGCCCAGTCCAGGTGCTCCGCCCGATGCTGAGCTTTGAGAAGAGGACCCAACTTGTCCTGGATATCCCCCCTGCAGAGAGACAATGCCGAATGATGTCGAGCCACCCGCAAAGCCGGTGCCTCCGCCAGCAGCCCCTCCCGCACCTCCGGCACCTACAATGGCATTAATGACTTGACCAGGGGTGACATTCATAGCGAACTTCTCTATAAAACCACCTCCAGAGCCACCTCCAGAGCCAGCGACTGTCGCATTGATTGAAGTCTGGGATCCACCACCACCGCCACCGCCACCGCAGCCAGACACATACACGGTGTTTACACCATCAGGAACTGTAAAAGGGCTGCTTGCGGTAAATCTCAGTTGGCGATTTACAGAAAGGGTATTCCTGGTCATAGCTGAAATAAGCTGGTTAACCAATTTATTTTGGTTACCATCGTCGAGGACGTCTGATGAAAGAATATTTGCTACGGCCTGTGCTAGTGCGGATGAAACAAATGAGGATTGTCTCAAAGCCTTATTAATCTGCGCCGAGCTAGCCTTCCCTGACTGAAATCCAGTCTGTAACGCAGGCAGGCTTTCATAATCCGCCTGAGTAGTAACATTCGCGCCAACCCCAGAGGCAAAAGGTTTAAAATTGTTAATAGCCATTAAAGTGCTTTCTCCCATGCGCCATCATCAAATCCGGCGATGTATTGATTTTCAATGTCGAATCCGAAGAATTTGTTACCTTCGGATGGTGTCAGAACGGCAGGAGTTGTGATGTTACCGGCATAGACGCCAGCGGCTTTTACGGTCAGGTATCCCTGCCTGATGGCAGCTATCAGCTCCAGAGAAACCGTACTGATGTCCGTGTCGGGAAATACCCAAACACCTATCGTCATATCTTGGTTATCAACGATCTGCATCGTCAGCCCTGAGCCTTCCAATGCTGTATCAAGAATCTGTGGCAGGGAGTCATTGGTACCATCCCAATTGTTGATAGCTATTTTGGCTTTCAGGATGATGCGATATGTGTCATCGCCAAGGCTGGTATATCCAGCGTCTGGGTCATACGGCCCCTGCCAGACTCCCTGATCCCAACCCAGACCGGCAGTATCAAAAGAGAAATAAACGCCTGATATTGGCTGACTGACAATCCGGCTTCTGCCTATCCACTCACCTAGCGCATCAAGCTGAATGCCAACCGCCTCATCGATATCAAACGCTGAAACTAGGCCCTTAACAGCAATGGATGCGTCGGTCAGTGGTCGGGTAGAAAGGTCAACGTGATCAACAAACAGGGGCTTCCCCCTGTGATAATTGGTTATCAGGTCGGTATATTTGCTCATGGCGACACCGTAATAGAGATGTTCGCTACACTGCAGGTAGCAGTTTCGTTATAGGTAATGATGATGTTTGAGGCCGATACGCCCTTGGCCGACTTACCTATCTGCAGGCTGTTAATATCGTAATAACGAGCGTTACCGCCACTGACTACACCAAGGTTTGCAGGCGAGTACAGGCGGCTTAGCAGCACGTCATCTCCTATCGTTAGCGAGTTGATGTACTCAGCTATCGCCTGCTTAATCTGCTCGCCAATCTGAGTGGTGTAGCCGGTGAAAACCTTCAGCACAATGGCCGCATAAATCGGCACATTCGTTGGGCGTGAGAAGCTGATGTTGTGCGGGTTACCGTACTTGTCAGGCACCGGCGTGGTCGTGCTGCCGAAAGTCCCCACACCCTGGCCTTTTTTGCCACGAATAGTTTGAGCAATCAGAGTTACATCCCCGCCCTCCACGATGGCTGCAATGGAATGGCCGGGGATGCCATTAGCATCAGTTGCGCCCGTGTCGTTCTCATACAGCTTGTGCCGCGTTACGCCGGATACGTTTGCCAAAGCGCCATCAACAGCATCGAATGGTGTCAGGGACGGGATAGCAACGCTCTGCCCCTGCCTGATACGCAGTGCTGAGTCTTTTTCCATGTCAGAGCCTACAGCGGCCGCAACTGAGTTAGTAACGCCAGTCCAGCCGCGTGTAGGGGTGTTTATCTGAGTTACCGTGTCAATAACTGCCGCTACGGCTCCCTGCACAGCACTGGTTGCTGTTACCGTAACCGTGCCGCCCACGCCGATAGTAACGCTGGCGGGAAGGTTCCAGATGATACCGTTCGCATCCTTAACAGAACCGTTGGTGATCGTGGTGCCGGCAATCCCGTTGAGCGTCAGGTCAACCGTTGAATTTGTCGAAGGCTTGCGCGCGATTCCGTTGATTTTGACGTTGCGGGTAAGCGCGTCAGTCAGGGCGGTTGACGGAGAGAATGACGTGTAAACCTGAATGGCAGTATTGTTAGCGTCATGTACCGCCAGCGCCACCAGAGCAACCATCTGACCATCTTTGCTGTCAGGATTGAGATAAGCATCGGTACCGTAAATCTGCTGAAAATATTCGGTGAGTTTACTCAGTATCGTCTGGTAATTGGGCGCACTTATCCCTGAGGCGGTCACCGTAGCGGAGAGCCCCAGCGTATCGAGATTGAGAGCCATTATGCCTCGCTTTTGACGGTCGTCGTTCCGTAAATGGTGTCGATGGTCGCAATGAAAATTACGCGCCGTGATGAGGTGTTGAGATTGGTATCAAACGACTTAATTGAGTTGACGCCGGGTGTTTCAAGAATCCTTTTTCGGATGGCCAGGTTATACGTTTCCGGCTTTTGCTTTCCCAGAACCGATTGCACCCAGGGAGTACCATCAGTGGTGTCAAGGAACCACTGACCGTACCAGAGTAGGAATCGTGTTTTTACAGCCTGGGCAACACACTCAGGCGAGTTAATCAGCCAGGCGTCATCTCCTTTACCGAAGGTGTAATCACCGTTTTCATCTTCGCGTCTGTATCGCATCAGTTCACCTTGCCTGAATTGCTGTTGCCGCTTTGTACGCTGTTATGCGTATGCTGATCGCTGATGTCTTTGCCGTTGGATTTCAGGCTGCCGATGAATTCGATGGCGCCGGTAATTTTGGCTGCGGTTCCGGTCGCGAGACTACCAACCATGCCGCCCATCCACGTCAGAAAGCCTATTATCGTTACTGCCTGACTAAACTTAGCCAGAGGCGTCGTTACATTTAGGCCGCCCGGGGCGACGATATTTACTGCATGGCTGTTTGGATCAAGCTCGATATAAGCGGTCCCGTCATCGGTGCGCATCTGCATCGTAGTGGTGCTGATATTGCTGATCTTCTCTGCCTGCGACTGCGGCCCTACGAACGCAAAGGCATCGGATAGGTCATGCTGACGTGGGTCTACAGGCTCCTGTACACCGCCGTTCTGCCACCAAAAATCAATGCAGCGATCGGAAAAAACGACCAGGCACTCATCACCCTCTTTTACCGGAAAAGTGATCGTGCATCCGCCGCCGCGCGGGAACACAACGGGAACGTCGAGCAGCAGCGGCATTGGCTGGGATTTGAAATTACCCAACTCGTCCGCGACCTGCCCGCTAATAGCAGGCTGAACCGTGCAGGTACATGCGATTGGATCGAATGACTGAATGATGCCGGGCATGGAAACGCGAAGCATGGAAAAGATAGAATCGGATAGCGCTTTATAGGCCTGCGACTCACCGCCAGCCTGTGAATGAGTTGAAACTGGCATGCTGGCTCCAATAAAAAACCCGCCGGAGCGGGTTATAAATTAATTTTGCAATTTTCCCTTACGCCATCACTTCTCGGAATGTTATCAGCATCAAGAGTCTGCTTTATAAGTGTTAAATTTTTTTTTGATGGACTGAAAACAAAAAAGTGATGAACGTGCATTCCGCCGTTTTGTCCCCACTGATCAAATTCAAATATCAGTGCATTTTCA